ATGGGTGAATACAGAGAAAGAACAACAGGCGAAGTTAAGTCTCAAGGCGAGTGGAGGGCAGCATTTCCTAATATGTCTCTGCCTCGTGTTTGGAACGACAACGTCTGTGACGCTATGAATATTGACCCAGTACTAGCAAGCCCAGCCGCTACAACTACAGCATATCAAACATCTTCAAGGAATGGCGTTGAGCAAAACGCCAACGGTGATTGGGTAGAGAAGTATGTCGCAACGGATATGTTCGCTGATACTACAGACGAGGATGGTAAAAAGACTACGAAAGCAGAACATGAGGCTGCGTATCAAGCAACGCTAGATGCAACTACGGCTGAACGTCATAGATCAACAAGAAATAGTAAACTCGCAGAAACAGATTGGACTGCTATGTCGGATGTTACAATGGCAAGCAATATGAAAACTTACAGACAGGCTTTGCGTGACTTATCTACTCATAAAAATTGGCCTAATCTTGAAGATGCCGATTGGCCTACTGCGCCTGAGTAATGGACCCAATATCTTGCGTAGCTCTAGCAACAGGTAGCTTTAAAGCTCTCAAAGCAGCAATAGGAGCAGGAAAAGATTTTCAAGAAATGACAGGGCAGCTTTCCCAATGGGGCAAAGCTTTCTCTGACTTTACTAACTTAGAAGAAAGAGAAAAGAATCCTCCGTTTTGGAAAAAAACATTCAAAGGTTCTGATGAAGAAACAGCTTTAGAAATTTTTGCACATAAAAAGAAAATGGAACAAATGAGAAATGAAATCAAAGATCATATCTCTTGGACATACGGACCTAGTGCATGGAAGGAAGTATTACAGATAGAAGCGCAAATGCGTAAGAAAAGAAAGCAAGAGTTATATAGAAAGCAGGAACAGATAGATGCTTTAATTAATTTTGGTATTGGGTTTGCAATTTTTATTGTAGGTGGTGGTATTTTATTTATTGCATTTTATTATTTAGGTCAGTGGCAAGGTAGATGGTAATGAAAGTAGTATTACATATTTTATTTTTAATGTTTGTAGCAGGATTTCCATTTTTATTTATGGCTGTTGCGACTAGTTAGATGTGGGTTTTACTTTGGTTACAAGTAATTACTGGCAACTTTGACCACTATCATGTTGGCAGTTATTCAAGTGAAGAAGCATGCAAGTTAGCGCAGAAAGAAGCTAAAGTATTAGTAACTAATCAAAATTCTAAAGTAGTCTGTATTAAAATTGAACGGTGACAATAGCAGAATGGAAGGGAAGATACATAATCTACAACGATAAAGGTTATGTAATTATTATTACTAGGGACAAACGAGTAGCTTTAAGTTATGTAAGGAATTATTATGATACCAATAACAGCTAACTATTTAGATGAACTAAAGATTTTACCAAGACTAGCATTTCTTTGTCAGATTATTTTGACTTGGAAAGTATGTCTTTGGTTCATGACTCTTGAAGACCCAACAACACAACAATCAGCTTTTGTATCTTTAGTTACTGCTATGCTTTCTGCGTCTTTTGCTTTATGGTTAGGCAAAGAAGCAAAGACAGATAGAGGAGGACACCATGCTCCAAACACTAATAGGTCCGATAGCTGAACTAGCAGGAGGTTGGTTAAATGCCAAAACGCAAGCCCAACAAGCAAACGCAAAACTCAAACTTACCGAAGCCGAAGCCAAAGCAAAAATCCTCGTCTCCAAAGAAACCTCAGTCCAAGACTGGGAAAGGATTATGGCACAGGGTTCTCAGAATTCTTGGAAGGACGAGTGGTTAGTTTTATTATTTTCAATTCCTCTCATACTAGTATTCACTGGGGAACAAGGTCGTACAATCGTTGCAGAGGGGTTTACAGCACTGGAACAGATGCCTGAGTGGTATCAGTATACTTTAGGCGTTATCGTAGCCAGTAGCTTTGCTGTGCGCTCTGCGACTAAATTCTTTGGAAGGAAGTAACATGCAAGAAAACTGGGAAATGTTTTTTGAAATGTTAATTAAACATGAGGGTGGTTTTACAGACGATCAACGTGACAATGGAAACGCCAAAGGTGATGGGCATGGCAATGAGGGCTCAACAATGCTTGGTGTTACCGCTTGGAACTGGGCAAAGTATACTAAGAAACCTGCACCTAAAGATGTAATGAAAGTATTAACTAAAGCAGATGTTAAACCTTTATATAAAAAGAATTACTGGGATATTATTTATTGTGACAAACTTCCGTCTGGAATTGATATTTCTGTAGCTGATCTTTGTGTTAATGCAGGTCCAAGCAGAGCAGCTAAGATATTGCAAAAGGTAGTTGGTGCAAAACAAGATGGTAAGATTGGTAATAAAACTATTGCCGCAGTGTATGATCGAGAGCCTAAAGAAGTATTAGATAATTACTATTATGGTAGACAAAAATTTTATGAAGGCTTGGATGATTTTAAACACTACGGCAAAGGTTGGACGAGACGCAATAAAGAAACTTTAGAGTTAGCCTTATCTATTGTTTAAGGTCTTGGCATTGGTTTAATTAATTTATTAGATGCAACGTCTGTACCTTTACAATATACATGCACATCTTTGTGCGTTGCGTAAGAAACAAATGTATCTCTAATTTTTTCTTTGTTGTAACTACAAGCATCGTAACTTGGAAACATTAATGGATATTCTAATTTTTCTCCATCAATGTAAAAACTTAAAATCATAAACGTCCAGTATTTAAGCATTGTCTTCCTCCTGTTTTTATTTATTATTGTTTGGGGGTAGTCCCCTCAATTACTACCCCACGACACACCCTTCTCTTGGCAATCTAAAACGTGATATACAATTTGTAATTACTTTTAAATCATCTTGAAGAATGTCTGCAATATCTTCTGGTGACAAAGAATACTTCATCATCATTTTATTAATCATAAAAGCTCTTGGTGTTACTTTTACTTTGTTACTTTTTTTACGCCCACCTCTGCCCATAGTATTCATTTGACTGATGCGGCTGCGCTCCATTGTTTTTCCATCGCGCCCAGTTTTAATTTGTTTTTCTTGTTGGGTTGCTTTGATATTCATCATCATTCCAATTTCTTTTTCGGATGGTGCTCTGCCGAAAGCTTTGTGAAAACTTTCAAAAGTTAATTCTACATTGTCAATCATTAGATATTGTACCCCTCTTTTCTGAGTTTTGTTGTAAAGTCTTTTAATTCTTGTTGTGCTAAATTTAATTCAGCAATGATGCTTGGTCTTGCATCAGGTTGGTAACGCTCATCTTGCAACCGATCGACCTGTTTACGCAAGTACTTTAACATCTGTTCTTGAATTTGATTTAGTTTCATAGCTACCTCTTAATAAAAAAAGCAAGCCCGAAGGCTTGCCTAGTTACACAACATAAAGAGGAAGTAAACTTTTGTTGTGTTTCTATTATCTTATACTGTCCAATACTGTGCAATCTAAAACGGTGTTTTATTTTGCGGATCAGATATTGCAAACGACATGTATGGTTTGTCGCCTTTGATTTTGCGCCAACCTGCTAGTCGCTTGTTGTGATTAGGATTTGTCCAAGGTGATTGCTTATCATCTGTTTTATATATTGATCCAGTGTAATCTGGTGCGCCATCTTTATCATTATCGTTTGGAAATATAGCGCCAATCTTTTCATACACTTCCATGATTTCTTTGCCTTCACGTGAAGTTCTGCGAATGACTGCTAGTTTTGTACTGCGTCCACCATTATCTACATTACCTTGAAGTAATAGTTCCATATCATCGAAGGGTGCAAAGGCTGCGCCTTTATTTGTATCGTCGTATTCTGCCATGCTTCTGGCTCCTTTTTTAATTAATAACTTAATGTGGTTGACTGAATTGCATCTCCAATTCTATTTTCAATTGTTCTTGCAACAGTCGATTGTTTTACATGAACTACGTCAGCGATTGTTTCTAAATCTATTCCATGCGCTGCCATAGTACACATTAATAATTGATTTTGTGCCCTCCTTATTTTTCTTATTTTGGTATTGCTTTTTGATTTTTTATCTTGAATTGCTTTGAGCATAGTCATGTGAGTAGATGCTAGTATGGCAGGGAGCAAGACATTATGTGAATATGCTTGCCCCTTGTGCCACCAAAGACCTTCTTTGAAACGTGTCATCCAGACTTATGCCACGACTGCGTTCGACTTTTGGTCTTCTCACTTGTCGTGTCATGTATCGAAGGAGGTTTACTATTTGTTTGTGCAGTAGATTGATTAGCATCATCATCTTCTGATGGAAGATTAAGTAATGACATAATGCCATAGCGTCTTGCGTATGTAACTGCACTGCCAAGACCTTGCATATCATTCTTAGCTAATACAAGTGGTACGCTAGATTCCATTGACCAATCAGGAAAATCCTGATGATAGATTGTAGTTGCAACAAATGTTCCCAAAGCATGTGATCCAACTTGCTGACTCAGAAAGAAACCATTGTTAGCAAGTGGCTGAGTAACAGCTTCTATGCACCCTTCAAGAGTAACATAGCGGCTGCGGAAATGTGGGTTAGTACCCTCTTTTTTTGGTGGTTGTATTTCTGATCTTGCTTTGATTAACAAGTTAATAATATTTTTAGTCATTTTAGATTCCTCTTTGTTATGCGTAAGCTACCGCGCTTGTCGCGCTTTACTGATAGTTGATCACAATAAACCTCACGCTCGTTTTCTGCAATCATACCCTTTAAGTTTTTCTTTGCTGTTTCAAATTGTTTGTGGTCGGATTCTTTATTAATGTAAGTAACGGCTGCGTCGATAAATTGGTTGTCGTATGTTGCGTCACGTGCAACCATTTCGTCCAACGGGATTTTATCAATCGAGGGCGAGGGCGTATCGACACCAATCGGCTCCTCATTGCGAAGAACGTAACCCCAGAAGTCTGACACCACTGCCCACATAGAATCGAAATACTTTTGGTCTCTTGATACATGCATACAATCCCAATCACTGTTGCCAAAAATTACTGAAAAATATCCACCATCTACATTAGCAAGCTGCATGTAGAACTGTATTTGTGGCATATAATATTCAGTAACTTTGTATATATTGTTAAAAGAATTTGTATGTTTTGCTTCTACAATTTGATCTTCATACATAGCATCAATCGTACCTTTACATGGTACAATACCTATTTGTTTTTCAAATGAAGATTGATGATTAGTAAGTTTAGAAATATTTAAATCTTTTCTAAACCATTCTAAATTAAAATCTTCTGTATGGACACCAAGCTGCACTGCTAGATTATTAGATAAATCTTCTGATTCAATAAGACCAGTTTTGATTTGCCACAATTGTAACCAATTGCCTTGCATAATCTGGACGCAATCACTGCCTCCGATAAAACCTTGTCGGTTCATTACTTCCTCCATTATTATTGTTTGATACTACTGCTTATGTGCAGCTTTATCAAGGTTTATTTTTCTAGTTTTCCACTCTTCATCTGTAAAATCATCTTTAAAAATTTCTCTCCAATCACTAGGAACAAACCCATTTGCTACAAATTCTTGCATTGCATGATTTAAATGTGGTGCTACTTGTTTTATGTGTTTGCCTTCTTTGAGCTTAGTTAATTGATCCTCAGTAATATCTACCTCTATGGTATGAGTTTTGTTTGACCAAGGACTTCTTCTTGTAATTTTCATAATTGTGTATTCCTTCTTAATTTTTTAGAATATCCATTGCATCTTTGTATCTTTTGACAAGCTCATCATGTAATTCTTGAGAGTCACCATACATAGTAATCGCATCGAGATACGCCTGTCGATGTGGCTCAAGCTCTGCCTCAGTAAGATAACCAAAGTGTACGAGTGATGCAGCACCACGACCCCATAGCCAGTTCTCACCAACAGGTTCTTTGTTTCGTATGCGATCAGCATTTATTTTATACGCATCTGGTTGCCATGATGTATTAGAACCAAACTCTTTTTTTAATACTGGATGTGCTTTGCGATTTAAACTTGCAGACCACACATCATTTGATGCAGACTTGCTTATTGATTTCATTATTTAACCTCCCAATACATTGCATAGCGTTTACCCTTTTCATCTTTCTTCATAATTTTATCAATTATCATACCGCTATCTTTTAAATCTTTTATTCTTGCGGCTAATCTAAAACATCCAAAGTAATTTAATGCTTCTATTGGTGTTAAAGGTTTTCCTGTTTCAAGGTATTGCTTGATTAATTTTGTTTGAGTTTCCATTTGCTTCCTCTAATAGTTGTTGAAATTTATCTCCTGTCATTATGACAAGCGTTTGCGGAGTTCCTCTCCGTCTTTTATAAAAGGCAATATCTCTACCTTCTAATACTGCGAATGGACTTGGGAAGTTAGACTTATCTCTGTACTTTACTTCGCCTATTAATTCTTGTCCGTTGATTTCGAGTTTAATATCCCCTGCATACTCTCCTCCCAAGCTGCCTGAGAGGGGTTGCCTTTTTGCTTTGATTGGCGCTTTGATTTTATTGAGCCATTCGACAAACCATTTTTCGTGATAGGTTCCTTTGTTTTTGTTTTGATTTGCCATCTGTCTTCCTCATAACAATTCAAACATACATACCAATGTTTATTCATTGTTCTTGCGTGATTGTTTTTAAGTATTGCAACGAACCATTCGGTTTTTATATCGCAAGCAACACAAGTTATATATCTCTTACCTTTTTTTGACTTCGACATCGTAACCCAAAGCATCCAACCAACACATAAATAAGAAACCTGATGGGATGCGTTTATGCTGCTCCCATTTATGAATTAAAGATTCAGTGCAGCCAATGACGTCAGCCAATTGCGACTGGCTTAATCCCGTTTCGTGCCTTGCTTCTACTAACATTTTTATTATTAGATCGTAGTTGCTTGGCAATCGTAGCGGTTTCTTGTCTACGTTCTTGTTCATGTATAGCGTTTAAAACTTTGCTTGCAGTTAAATATCTAAGTTCGGTTTTCATTCCTATTGATCTGTAATAAGTTGACGTTGGAATCTCAGCCAAACGAAATGCTTTTAATAGATTAACATTACGCTTGGCAGCTTCATCTTTTAAATATTGTAAATAAGATTTCATACTGCATGTATGCAGCTAAAAATCTATTTGGTCAAGCCTCAGTTAAATCTGTAATCATAGATTCTCTGTGAACACATTTATAATTTTCAATATGTTTCATAGAATGTATTTCTTCTATGCTACCTGAGTATTCTTGTAAGATTTCATTTGCTAGATAAGATGCTTCATCTTTATCTTTTGCAGTTATAGTAAGATACATACCTTCTGCATAATGAAAACCAATATTAAATGATGGCATTATTCTTCCTCCTTTTTAATTATACCAAAACCACCACATTCTGAGCACTCGATTTTCTTTACGTCGTATACTCCAATGTCACGATTGAAATTGTGAGGTCGAGGTACATTTACTTCGATCTCACCATCACCATCACAACCTTCACAGAAGTCAGGAGCTTTATGTTTTGTTTTATAAAAAACATCATCAAAGATTTTGTTGAGCATTATTTCCATTGCCATCTCTGGACTAATAGGGGATGTAGTCATTGATCTCCTCCGTTCTACATTCTTGATAGTGTTCTTCCCAAGCATTTGTTGCGCGAGTTACAAACTTATCTTTATCAAATTTAGGATTGAGTGCTTGCAGTTTTTCCGCAAGCTCCTCAATGTGAGTAGGCCAATGCATCATTGGCGCTACTTCATCTGCTATAAACTCATAGTCTTTCTTAGTCATCATAGTTTGCAAACTCCCAGTGTTTACTACGCATTGCTGATGCAATAGCTGCTTCTCGATTGTATCTTGCAGTATGTGGTGAGCGTAACTCTTGGGTGTGAGTAGCCCAATAAGTTAGGCAATTGTATAGCGCCCACTTGTTACGCCCAAGTTGTCGATGTTCATTACCCCAAATCTCAAGCAACTTTTCTAATTGCTTTTCATTTGTTTTTGTAACTTGTGTTTGTCGGGTAAATGCTTTCGCTACTGTTTTCTTAAAGAACTTTTCAACCATTGGTGTAGTAACTGTTGTTTGCATGTAGCTTTGCCATACTTCTTTTTGTGACATGAAATGATTTAAACCACTTGCAATCTTGGCTGCACTGCCTTCAAGATTGATAGATGTTGTGTGTTTATATCGTGTACGAGCCACAAGATCGGCTATTGTGCATCCATTTTTGCACCAGAGGCGATTGCCACTTGCTGCTTGAGACATTGACCATGATGCATCATAGCTGTTGAAGAAATCAACTTTGAACTGAACGTAATCACCAACGTCAGGCTCAATAACTAAATCATTAAATAGTATTTCACCTCTAAGTTTACGTCCATCTTCAAGCACCTTTACATTTATGTCGTAATCATTGGATAGATTTGCTGATGAAACACTATCTAAAATAGAATTTACAACATCATCGTGACGAACCATTTTGTAGCGTGATCCATGCACACCTAATGATTGATTGGTATCGGTACGAACTACATGTTGAGAACCTTTGATTGGTTCTCCATGTTGGTCGAACACTGGTTGCATTTCAACATCAAATTCCCAGTAGTGTTCCAACTGGTTTGCGGTTAGATAATCAAGCATTACTTCCTCCTTGCTTGCTGTCATGCAAAAGCTGCATGGGGTCGGGCGACGCTACTCGCCCTCACCAATATAGCTTTAGCTATTTGCTTCTTTATGTGCTTGTGCTCTAGCTGCTAAGTTAGCTGTGATCTTTGCAGCGTTAGCTTTTAAAGCAGCAATTCGTTTTTCTTTTTCTGCTTGCTTTGTATTAAAAGTTTTCATTACTTCCTCCTTGTTTATTATTGGTGCATATATGCACAAGTTAAACCTATATTATACAATCATTTTTGTAAATGATTTTTTTATCTATTGACATTGTCTACGGCAAGCCGCGCACACACACAGTCCGTCACCGCTCGCCTCAGCATCGCGGTTGTTCCTTGAGTTCACCTTCGTTCATCAAGTCACGTGTGTTCTTTGGTTCTCGTATACACTTCGTTTACTCGAACAAAAGAAAAGGGCAGCCTTCTGGCTACCCTTGCTGTCTGTAGTTACTTTCCCGACTTCTTGTCAGGAAAGTAAACTGTCGTATAGTCTTGATCCCAATGATCCATGATCAAGCCTTCTTCTTAGACTTCGTCTCAACTTGGTCGTTGGCTGGCGTCGCCATGCCTAACGCCTCAAGTTGTTGTCGTATGTCCTCGGGTAACTCCGACGGTGTTTCGGGTACGTTACCATTGGGTACTGACCCATATGGTTGGTACTCGTCCGCGTCCTCGGACATCGTGGTGCGATATAGTTCCTGCAACTCCGACATCATGTTCATGAGTACTTCGTGCTTCTCGGTAGCTGCTTTGCAGTTAGCCGTCGCGCCACGTAACTCGAGAGTGCTCAACTCGTCGCCTCGGAAGGCCGACGTTGCTGAGGCTACATCGCGCTTTTTAAGATCGACGTAGTTCTCTGAACCTTTCTTGCCTTTAGTGAGCCAATATAGCTTATCCATGATCGCCTCAGCGATGATCTTTCTTGCGAAAGATAGTTGATCACGCTCTTCCCATTTGTCTTCGTAAGTATTGTATACTGTAGACTCGAGGGTGATTTCTGTTACTAGTTTTACTATAGACATTATAATCTCCTTTTTAACTATCTATATTATCAAATACTCACACATACTCCGTGTAAGTATGGGATGCTCTGGCAATAAAATTTGGGGTTAGTCACGCACGTAGCCGACAACGTCGGGAATAGTTACGTTACGTCAGCTTGCCTGACGTTTCGTAACTGTTCTGCTTGACTCGCCCCGAATTTGATAGCCCAACTGGAAGTTACAATTGGTAGTCATGTGTGTGTGATTAGATAAATGTTTGTGTGAGGGCGGTAACCATCAGGCTCCGTTCTTGCTACGACAAGCTCAGAGCGTAAGAGCTTTGGAACAAAGTCGGAGCGGAGTGCTTGTCTCAGCTAGAATGGAGAGGTTATTGCCCAGAGCACGAACATATGGTTCATGCAGGGTGCAATGGTAGCGCGTCTTCAACGCGCAAGCGATACCGCAATGGCGGTACGCACAATAGAATCTCACGGACAAGGGATACTCACCTTCGGTCGAGACACCCTTGTGGCTCGATTCATGAGTAGCGCGGTTTCGCGCAAAAAAGAGAGCGAAGCACAATAAACGCGAGAAATGGCTCACCCCTGTCAACACGCTCAAGGTATTAGTGACGCGACGTAACTTGCGTAATGACGTATGGTATGGCTTGACACAGTATTGACAAAACGAGCATGTTGGGGGGGATCATAGGGGGGGCTATCCAAACGGAAAGCACTTTACCCCATGTCCATAAATGTCCATGTAACTAGGGTTAATGTATGAACATAGAAGTAAGGAAACTAACGCCAAAACAAACCGTTCTAGTTGATACGCTTGTAGCAACAGGGTGTTCAGTTCGACACGCAGCAGAAGAAGCAGGGTATGCGAAGGGTGAGTCAGGAAGAGTTAGTGCTTCCAAAGCCTTAGCTCAACCACATGTGCAACAGTATATGATGCAGCGAGTAGGAGAGCAGTTAGGTATGAACGCTACAGTTGCGGCTGCTAAGGTGTTGAAGCTAGCAACAGGGGCTAGGTCTGAGCATGTACAGCTAGAGGCAAGCAAGGATATTCTTGATCGAGCAGGGTTTAAGCCGATAGATCGATCTCAGGTACAAGTTGCTGGAGACATAAAAGTTAGTATAGACCTCGGATAGCAGTGGGGGGGTCAAAAACTTAGACACTAGTTACGGTTACTTCTCTTCTCCTCGCATTTTTTTCTGTAAATATTTTTTTTGTAAAACGGTTAAAATATGTTATTAGGGATTTATTGAATGAGGTTATTAGATGTCATCACCTGCATGGACTCGTAAAGAAGGTAAGAACCCCGAAGGTGGGTTAAATGCCAAAGGTAGAGCTAGTTACAAGGGCGGTACTTTAAAAGCTCCTGTTAAGGGGAAGCCTAAGACTTTAGCGCAGATGCGTAGGAAGGGTTCATTTCTTGTTAGGATGAGTGGAGCTAAAGGTCCGATGAAGGATGAGAAGGGTCGGCCTACACGATTGGCATTAAGTCTGAGTGCGTGGGGCGCACCAAGAAATAAGGCAAAGGCTGCGGCTATGGGTCGTTCTTTGTTAAAGAGGTATCAGGCAGCTAAAGAAAGGCAGACAGCGTAATGGCGGTTAATGCAGCAGGTAATTATACCAAGCCTAAGATGAGGGCTACTTTGTTCCGTAGGATTAAAGCGCAAGCTGTTCAAGGTACTGCGGCAGGTCAGTGGTCTGCTCGAAAGGCACAGCTGCTTGCTAAAGAATATAAGAAACGTGGTGGGGGTTATACTTCATGAGAGCTCCGCAACGTTCTTTGCTTAATTGGGGAAAACAAAAGTGGAGAACAAAGTCTGGAAAGAAGTCTAGTGAAACTGGTGAACGCTACCTTCCTTCTGCGGCTATCGCTGCTCTTAGTGATGCTGAGTATCGCGCTACAACCAGAGCCAAACGAAAGGGTAAGGCAAAGGGTAAACAGTTTGTGGCTCAACCGAAAAAGATTGCTAACAAGGTAAGGAGATATAGAAATGCCTAATGTAATGGGAAAGAAGTTTGCTTATACAGCTAAAGGAATGAAAGAAGCCGAAGCTTATAAGAAGAAGAAAAAAAAGAAGACTTTGTTTAAAAGGACAGAAAGCTAATGGCTTGGTATTTAACAACTGGTGAATTGTGGACAGGCGAAACTCACGTTCTAGCAGGAACAACTTATACTGGTAAGACAAGAACCCCTGAGTCTCGCAGGTTAGTAGAGGGGTCAGAACCCGAACGTGCGAGAAGCTCCAACGGACAGTTACAAGGTGACGATCCTTCTACTCCCAATATTAATGAAGCCTATTCTCAGGCAAAGGCTAAAAAGAAAAAATGAGCTTTGTTAATACACTTAAACAAGAAGACTTAAATGCTTTGAGAGAAGCGGTAAGAAAAGTTCACTTTAAATATTTTCCAGAAAAACATGGTGCATCTTTTGTTACTAATACAATGGTCGATCAGATTATTGATTGGTATGGACCAGAAGTTGTGGAAAAATCTATGAAGGTGTTGGTAGATAAAGGTCTTAGATGACTACCTTTAAATATAAACCTGATGGTAATGTTCTTAAATCTTTTATGAAGAACAATACTTTCTTTCGTGGGATTCGTGGGCCAGTAGGGAGTGGCAAAAGTGTTGGATGTTGTGTTGAAGTATTTCGCAGGTCGCTCGAACAAAACAAATCACCTGACGGAAAACGAAAGTCTCGATGGGCTATTATACGGAACACAAACCCACAGCTACGAACTACAACTATTAAAACATGGCTTGACTGGTTTCCAGAAGAACAATGGGGAAAGTTCATCTGGTCAGTGCCGTACACCCACCACATTAAAAAAGGTGACCTAGACCTTGAAGTTATCTTCCTTGCCCTTGATCGACCAGAAGATGTAAAAAAGTTATTGTCCCTCGAACTTACTGGTGTTTGGATCAATGAGGCAAGGGAGATACCCAAAAGTATTATTGATGCTTGCACTATGAGGGTTGGGCGATTTCCCTCTATGCGTGATGGTGGACCTAGTTGGACAGGTGTTATTGCAGATACCAACGCACCAGAAGAAGATCATTGGTGGCCTATTATGTCAGGTGAAGTGCCTGTGCCAGATCACATTCCTAGAGAACAAGCTAAGATGTTAGTCAAACCTGACAACTGGAAGTTCTTTACACAATCATCTGGAATGATTGAAGTTCGTAATGATGATGGTGAAGTAAAAGATTATCAGCCAAATAAAAAAGCTGAGAATCAAAAACATATGCTTAGTAACTACTATAGTAATTTAATTAGAGGTAAAACTAAAAGTTGGATTGATGTCTATGTAATGAATAGATTAGGGTCTATACAAGAAGGGAAACCTATATATCAAATGTTTGCGCCTGATGTTCATATAGCAAAAGAAGAAATACCTGTTGCTGCTAATGCTCCGTTGTATGTTGGGTTAGACTTTGGACTTACACCTGCCGCAACTCTTGGTCAAAAGGTAAGAGGTCGATGGTTAATTCAATCAGAGATTGTTGCTTTTGATATGGGCATTGTTAGATTTGCAGAAGTATTAAGAGAAGAAATAGCTACACGCTTTTCTCAGTGTCCTGATGTTTACATTTATGGTGATCCAGCAGGTGATTTTAGAGCGCAAACTGATGAATCCACACCTTTTCACATTTTGCGTGGGGCAGGTTTGAGAGCGTATCCTGCGCCCTCCAACTCTGTTGACCTTCGGCTTGAGTCAGTTTCCTCCCAACTCAACAAAATGGTTGAAGGTAAACCTGCTTTTTTAATTGATCGACGTTGCCAACAACTTATCAAAGGCTTTGAAGGTGGCTATCAATATAAACGGATGGAAGTATCTGGCGAAAGATATGCAGATAAACCTGATAAAAATATGTATTCTCATATTCATGATGCGCTGCAATATATGATGTTAGGTGCAGGAGAAGGTCGAGCTCTTTTAAATACTCAAAAAGCAGCAAGGCCTGTTGTTGCAGGTAGAAGTTTTGATGTGTTTTCTAAGCGAAAGCCTCAAGAAAGAAGACAAGGACTTTGGGCTAGGATGTAATTGTGCGTTGCATTTTATAATTTTATTTGTTTATAGCTTAAAAAAAAGGAGATTGTAATGTGTTGGAATATAGTGCTCCCGACCTTAATAAGTGGGATTCTAGGCGTAAAACAAATTAAGGCGCAAAAAGCAGCTTTTGCTCAACAAAAAGCTCAGAATGAGGCAATGTTAAAAGCGCAACAAGAACAAGCTGCTGCTGCTCAAGCAAGCTCTGCTGCAATGATGAGTCAGATACAAGCTCAACAAGATCGTCAAGCTCAGATACTTGCTGAACAAAAACGTAAAGAAGAAGAACTAGCAAAGAAAGAAGCAGAAGAAGCAAGGCAAAGAGAGCTTGCAGCTAAAGGGCAAGAAGAAGATTTACTTGCATCAAGCCTAAAGAAAAGAATAAGACGAGCTGGTACTTCTAATAGAAGAAGTTTATTTACTGGCGCAGGTGGTGGCGCAGGTTATTATAGTAGGTTTGGCTAATGATAAATGATCCCGTTGCAAAACAATATCTAAAGCGGTATCAATCCGCTAAAGCAAAGCGTGAAAACTTTGTTTCTTTATTTGAAGAATGTTATGAATATGCTTTGCCGCAAAGGGAATCTTTTTATTATGAAAGTATTGGTGAGCGTAGAGATGATAAAATATTTGATGAAACCGCAGTTGTCGGTGTTCAAGAGTTTGCATCTCGATTACAATCTGGATTAGTTCCTAACTTTGCAAGATGGGCTGACTTAATGGCAGGGTCAGAAATACCTGATGCCCAGAAAGATTCTGTTGATAATGACCTAGATGAAGTAACAGAATATGTGTTTGAAGTTTTGCAGAACTCAAACTTTGCACAAGAAGTTCATGAATCATTTATGGACTTGGCAGTAGGAACTGGGGTTTTGGTTTGCGAAGAAGGTGACGCATTATCTCCTGTGCGTTTCTCTGCAATTCCATTGCCCCATGTAATTTTAGATACTGGGCCTGACGATCGAATAGATCATGTATTTCGAGAGCGTAAGGGTATACGCTTTGATCAAATACAAATACTTTATCCTCAAGCAAAGCTTACTGGGGATTTGGCAAACATGGTTCAAAACTCTGGTGATCTTAAAACAACAATACTTGAGATTGTTTGCAAAGATTACTCACGACCTAATGTTGAAGCACATTTATATTACGCAATATGTATGACAACAAAGACTTTGATTATGTCATATAAGATGGAAGGCGTAGGCTCTAATCCGTTTATTTGTTTTAGATGGTCTAAATGTGCAGGAGAAGTTTATGGTCGAGGCCCACTAATCAATGCATTGTCTGCAATTAAAACAACAAATCTTACAATAGAACTTATTCTTGAAAATGCACAAATGTCTATCTCAGGAATATATCAAATAGAAGATGATGGTGTAATAAACCCTGATACAATAAATCTTGTTCCAGGAACTATAATACCTAAAGCAATGGGCTCTTCTGGACTTCAACCTATTCAAGCAGCAGGAAGATTTGATGTTGCACAGCTTGTTTTGTCAGATATGCGGCAGAATATAAAACGCGCATTATACAATGATATGCTAGGAAATCCAGATAAAACTCCTGCATCTGCTACTGAAGTAGCTGAACGTATGGCAGATTTATCACGCAGGATAGGATCGGCTTTTGGCAGACTGCAAGCAGAACTTGTGCAGCCAGTATTACAGCGTGTTATTTATATTCTTAAAAAACAAGGACGTATTGAAGTACCAACTGTTAATGGTAGAGAAATAAAAATACGCTCATCATCACCATTGGCACAAGCGCAAGCCAATCAAGATATATCTTCAGTGTCACGATTCTTAGAATTAACTAACGCAGCTTTTGGTCCAGAGGCTATGCAGCTATTAATTAACTCTGAAGAGACAGCACTTTACCTTGCTAAAAAATTTGGTGTACCAGATACCTTGATCCGAGATGAACAAGAGCGTAAACAAATAGTTGCAATGATGCAGCAAATGCAGCAAGCTCAGGCTGCTGCACCTGCCGCAGAGCAACCAATGGAGTAACGCTTGAGTACAAAAGTAAATGTGGGAGTTGACGGAATACATCGACCACAAGGAAAAGACAGGGAGATAAGTCTCAATGTCGCTGAAATATTTAGTACGCCAACAGGACAAGCTGTATTAAAGTATTTACGTTCAGTAACTATTGAAATGGTTAATGGACCAAATGTTTCTACAGAAGAACTGCGTCATTTAGAAGGGCAACGTTATCTTGTTGGTTTAATTGAATCTCGTATTAATCATGCACATAAGGTAAAATCTGATGGAACAAGAAGCTGAAGTAATTGAAACAAATGAAGAAGTGGCTACTGAACGACCTGAGTGGCTACCAGAAAAGTTTAGTGATCCTGCTGAACTTGGCAAAGCATATAAATCTTTAGAGTCTAAACTTGGAGAAAAAGAAGAAGTTCTTAAAGAACAAGTAAAAGAAGAACTTATTCAAGAACGTTTTGGTGATCGACCAAACTCATCGGGTGATTATGAATTGCCAGACGTTGTTAATGCTGAAGAAGGTTTTAATAACGAATTGCTACAATGGTGGGCAGATCATTCATATGAAAATGGATTTTCTCAAGAAAAGTTTAAAGAAGGTATAGAAAAGTTTGCAGAATATGCAGGTCCAGAACAAGTAGATATAGAAGCTGAAGCTAAAGCATTAGGCGATAATTCTGATGCTAGGATTGAAGCTGCGTCTGTTTGGGCAGAACAATTCTTTCCAGAAGAAGTATTACCTGCAATTGAACTTCTATGTCAAAAACATGAAGGTATAATAGCATTGGAAATGATGATGGAAAAACTTAAAGACCCATCCGTAGACTCTCCTTCTAACCCTGCGGCAACAACTTCACAAGCTGATTTAGAAGAAATGGCGCGTGACGAAAGGTACTGGAATCCTGCTAAACGTGATAGGAACTATGTCAAACAAGTAGATGATGGCTATAAAAAGCTGTATAATGGATAACATATTGTTTAAATCAAGGGGCATAACAATTGCCCCTTTTTCTCGTAAACACCTTTTACCTGTGTTTGACGATATATGTGAGGAAAACAAAACAGAATTTTCCGATTTATATGAACAAGATATTTTTGAAGCTTTGCTTTCTGCGGTAGATCAGCCTGACATTTTTGTAGTTAATTATAAAAACAAACCTATGGCATTAATGGGATTGCAAGGAATTGATTCTCAGAATGGAATGCTTTGGTCATTGTTTACTAATCATTTTAAAGAAAACAAAACTAAATTTTATAGAGTATCACCTGATCTAATAGATTTTTATCATACTCATTATTATCAACTACATGTAAATACTTGGGTAAGAAATAAAGGAATTATTCAGTGGTTGGCATGGCTTGGTTTTAATATAGAGCAAATTGAAGATACTGAAGAAAATAAAACTTTTGTGCATTTTGTGCGTTGCAATCCGAATAGAAAAAATGTTTATGCTCTATCATCAAGGCCTGTGATGCACTGAGAAGCCCGTAAGGATACCTTCAATGAAGTAGCGGATCAGATACCCAAGATGCAAATGTAACTTTAATAAGGACTGTAAAAATGGCTAATACAATTACTGAAGCCTTTATTAAGCAGTTTGAAACCGATGTGCATCTTGCTTATCAACGCATGGGTTCAAAACTGCGTAATACAACTCGTACAACAAACGTAACTGGTAATGTTGCACGATTTCAAAAAATTGGTGCTGGTTCAGCATCTACTAAATCTCGTAACGGCAATGTGTCTCCAATGGAACTAGTCCACACTAATGTGGAAGTAACAATGTCAGACTTCTATGCTGCGGAATATGTCGATAAACTTGACGAACTAAAGACTAATATTAATGAACGTCAAGCTATTGCAGAGTCTGCTGCTGCTGCTCTTGGTCGTAAGACTGACGAGATTATTACAACTGCTATGGATGCAGGTGCTAACTCAACTCAAATACATGATACTGGTTCTGCTCTTGGAAAAGCAGACTTGCTAACATTGTTTGAAACATTTGGTGCTGCTGACATTCCAGAAGACGGACAGCGTTATCTTGCTATGAACTCCGCAGGTTTTGCTGACTTATTTAACATTAATGAGTTTGCATCATCTGATTTTGTTGGGCCACAAAACTTACCGTTTGCAGGTGGCATGTCAATGAAAGAGTTCTTGGGCTTTAAGATATTCTCAACATCTGCTGTATCAGGTGGTAAGAACTTTGCGTATCATATGAGAGCCGTAGGCTTAGGTATGAACTCAGACGTTCAAACCGAAATTAACTATGTGCCTGAGAAAGTCTCACATCTATTTACATCAATGATGTCAATGGGTGCTGTCGTTATTGACGACAATGGTGTTTATGAAGTTCTAGATAATAACTAAGAAAGGATTTATAAATGGCTTTTTCTGCATCTGGTTTAACTCGTATGGCAGGTGGTGGTGGTCATAGCCTTTGGTTTTATGACTCAACTGACGCCATAACAGCGGTTCGCGTTTCTGGTTACTTTAATAACGCTGCAAGCATGTTAAATGTTGGCGACGCTATTTTTGTACTAGATAGTGATGCTCCTGCTTTAAGCGTATCATTAGTATTATCGAACACTGGTTCGGTAGTAGATATTGCTGACGGTACAGCTATTACTGTAACCGATACTGACTAATAGAGTGGGGGTGAAAGCCCCCCTCTTTACATTGAGGTTTTAAATGGCGGTAACAAGTACACAGGCAAATTCTTCTATTGATATATGTAGTAGAGCTCTCATCTTAATTGGTGCAGAGCCAATTACTTCTTTTGATGATGGGAATAATGAAGCATTAGTTTCAGCGAATATGTATGAAGATGTTGTTCGGTCTGCTTTGGTAAATTCAAGGTGGCGATTTGCAGTAGACCAAGCAATCTTAAATAGATTAAGTGATGCCCCTACTGGACGTTATGATGCTGCATATCAGTTACCATCTGCTTGGTTAATGACACATGCGGTTACTGTAAATGATACACCAATAAACTATCAAACTTATGGTGATAAATTATTTTGTGATGAAGCAGCAACCTCAGAACTTGTTTTAGATTTTACATATCGAGCTAATGAAATTGATTTTCCTTCATATTTTACAATTGCAGTACAATATGAAATGGCTGCTGTTTTAGCTTCTAGTCTTGCACGAGATACTAATCTAACTAATTTAATGAGACAGCAAGCACAGATTTCAATGATGAGAGCTCGCAGTTTAGATTCACAACAACAAATATCAAGAAAGCTAAACACATCAAGGTTTATTGCTCAAAGGCGTAGTTAATGCAAAAGATAACTGTACCTATAAACAGCTTTCAATTTGGAGAAGTAAGTCCTTCATTATTATCAAGAACTGACTCTCCTATATATAATGCTTCTGCACAAAAGATTGAAAATTTGTTTTTACGATCTGAAGGTGGCGTAATTAAACGTGCAGGTTTGAAAAATATATATAGATTTTCTGATATAACTGTTGACTCAGCAAAGAAGCAACAATCAAGATTGCTGCCATTTATATTTTCTGATGATGAACAATATGTCATTTCACTTGAGCATCAGAAAGTAAGATGTTTTTATATTAATCCTACAACTGGTGCTACAACTCTTGTGGATACAATTACTCAAGATGTAAATGGTGCAACATTAAAGTTCGATCATTTGTATTTAACAGAATACACATTTGCTCAAGAAGCAGACGTAATGTTTATTTGTCATAATTTATTTATGCCGCAACAAATTGTTAGAACGAGCTTAACAACATTTGAAGTATCACCTTTTGTATTTGATACAAGAGCAGACAATGCAAAAATATATCAACCATATTTTAACTTTCAAGCTTTTACTAATAAACTAAACCCAGCAGCTACTTCTGGCAATGGGGTAACTGTAACTACTTCATCTGCTTATTTTGATACAACAGGCAAACATGTAGGCTTAACATTAAAGTACCATGATAGTGAAATGGAAATTGTTTCAGTACAATCTTCTACTCAAGCTACTGTAAATATCGTGGATACACTGCAAGCAATACTTCCAATAAGTTCATTTAGAACAACTGATGGTAGCAGCACTATTGAAGTTACTTACAAAGAACATGGATTTGCTGTTGGTGATAGCGTAACTGTTTCTGATGCAGGAGGCTTTGCAGGTTTAAGTGCTAGTCAAATAAATGGCAGTAGAACCGTTACATCTATTCGTAATGATAATGTATTTACATTTAATGCGGCATCAACAGCTAATGCTTCATTAGCAGGTGGAGGTACGCCACATATAGAATCCCATGCACCTACAACAACATGGTATGAGCAAGCGTATTCTGATTTACGAGGTTATCCTGCTGCAATAACTTTTCACGAAAATAGATTAACCCTTGCAGGAACAATATCTCAACCTGATTCAATATGGTTTTCTAAGATAAGCAGATATTACAATTTTGATTTAGGCGATGCTGAATCCGCTGATGCAATTCAAGTGACTGCAAGTTTAGGTGAAGTAAATCAAATAAGACATTTGGTTTCTAATCGTGATTTACAAGTTTTTACTGCTACTTCAGAAATGTTTGTACCGTCATTTGATGCACAACCTTTGACACCAACTAATGTGCAGGTAAAAAGACAAACACCTTTTGGCATTGAATATATAAGACCTCAATTACTTGATGGGGCTTCTGTGTTTGTTCAAACTGGCGGTAATATTGTGCGTGAATATATCTTCACAGATTCTGAAGCTGCGTATACTTCAATTGCTATATCAGGCATAGCATCACATTTAATTCGTAATCCTGTTGAAATGAATACTCTTAACGGTGCTGTTGATAGATCAGAAAGTTATTTATTTATGATAAATTCTGATGGGAAAATGGCAGTGTTTAATTCCAACAGAGCCGAAAAAAGAGCAGGATGGGTTGAGTTTTCTTCTCAAGGTAAGTTTCATTCTTCAGTAACAGTAGATGAAAAAGTATTTTGCAATCTTGTTATTGATATAGGAGATGGAACACAGAACATTGTTCTTTGCCAACTTACCTACGATCATAACATGGACTATGCAAAAGACTATACTGGTACGGCAGGAGTGTTTAATGTAAGTTCTGATTTTGCAAATGGTGCAGTTGTAAATGTAATAAGTGGAAATAATTATGTTGGTCAGTTTACTGTTGCAGGTGGCAATGTTGATGTATCTGCGGTTGATGCTTCATTAACTTCTGTTGAAATAGGTTTAAAGTTTGATGTTAATCTTACAACAAATCCAATTGATGTTTCCTTATCAAATGGTCCAGTAACAGGCAAACCTAGAGCACTAGCTTCTGTAATATTAGATTTGAATAACACATTATCTACTTCAGTAAATAATACTAACCTTGTAATAAGAAATACTACTGATGATCTTTCATTACAGCAACAACCGTTTACTGGTAAAAAAGAATTTAGATTGCTTGGTTATTCACGTGATCCTCAAATAACAATATCTCAAAATGCACCACTGCCTATGCAGGTTAATGGGCTAGTCGCGGAGCTTGTAATATGAATTGGTTTTCTACATTTTTAGACATTGGCACTCAGTTGTACAACACAACTTCTAAGATTGCGATGGATGTCTACATGATGGACACCATGAGTAAGATGGGTCAATTACGTGTTGATGCTCTTAATCAAAGCGCAGATGCTTATATTGAGCAAGCAGAAATGCAAGCAAAAGAATATGAACTTGAAAGACAAGCTTCTCAAATTCAATCTATTCAACAATTGCAAGCAAGAGTTTCAGAGTACAATGATGCATTAGAGTTTAATAACTTTATGACTGAAGCAAGGCTTGGTGGTGGTGAAAGTATGAGTGTTGCTAGATTTGTTGCTGCTCAAAGCAAAATAGTAACTAGAGATTTAGAACGTCTTGATACTCAAGCTTCTCTTGTAGATTCTTCTTTGCGTATTCGAGGAAGACTATCAATGTTAAATGGTATTACCGCAGCAAGAGCTCAAAGAACTAAAGCAATGGAAAGTGCTTATCAAAATACAATTGATATGCTTAAAGTTTATGGTAGTCCTTTTGATACAGCAAAAAATGTTATAAGCGATTTTAAAACAGTAGGTACAACTATTTATGAGCATTTAACATGAGAGCACCAATAAAACAAAAGACAGAAATATTTAATAAACCCATTGGTGTCACTTCTATACGAACTGGTGAACCCGAAATGTGGGAACAAATATCTGCTTCTGCTGAAAGAAGGTATCGAGAAGCATATGAATATAATGCAGATAGAGCAAAACAACAGGGTGTAGAAGCTGCTGCCGCAGTTCCAACCGCTGATTTGTTTGCTATTGATCCAGTAACTAGAGAGCCAACTGCTTTAAAACCACCAAAGTCTTTTGGTTTGATTGGAAGACAGGCGTATGAAAACCTAATTAACAGACGTTTTGAGGAATCAATACAAGGTGAACTTGAGCAAAAAGCATCTGAGTATGCTCAAAAGTTTCCTAGTTCTCAAGCATTTACCGAACAATTTGCTAAACATATTGAGAATATGGTTGCTCCGTCAATTGATGACGCAGGTGAAACAAGTGCTTATGGAAGAATAATAAAAGAACTTGGTGAAGAATACTTAGCATCAACTACTGCTGCAATGGTTAAGAAAGAAATTGAAATAACCAATGCTAAACTTGCGCGGCACAATCAACTTGAAAGATTTAATAATTTAAAAAAAGCATTTGTGTTCTCTGCCGCAGGTGATTCTCAATCTGCATCTGATCTTTTACAAGGTGAGGTTGAAAGATTAGAAGAAGAATTTATAGCAGGGCAAGTATCTTGGGATGAGTATAAAAATCTTTTAGAAGAAATTGATGGTTTAAAATCAATGGGTTCTACAAATACTTTGTCTACGTATTATCTTGAAAATGATGAAAAGCAAGCACTTGTTCGATTGGCTATTCAAGACCCATCTTATAGGAACGAGTTGCCCGAATCAGTACAAGAAGATATAGATGAAGCTTTAATTACATCTTCTCCAAGTGAACTTATAAATGCTTTAAAAGGTGTTGCTACAAGTTCTGAAGATTATTTTAATGACAGAATAAAACATGCAACTAATAGACTTGTAAGTGAAATAAATCCTTTGACAAGTGTAAAAGAAATAAATGCTAAAGTTGTATCTCTTGATCCTGATGTAGCAAATAAGGTAAAAAGAAACTTAGTACATGAAGCAATTATTTTAAGGATACATGCAAATGTTTCTGAAGTCGGTGATATTACTGATTTTACTAATGAGTTGTCTGACGCATCTTTCTCAAGCACCAATCAATTACTAGAAATTTTAGGTCCTGCTTATGTAAATGAGTTGCGAAAAATGTCTTTTGAAGACAGGAAAAATATTTCTGATGGTGTTTTTCAACGTCATAAAATAATGAACGCTGCCGATAACACTGAACAAAAATTACTAAAAGGAATATTTGATAGTTCTTTACGCAGTATATTAACAAATCAAAACTTAAATATTTCTCAAATTTTAGAGCAGTCAAATGACTTAATTGAAGATGTTTCTAATTCTAAATTTGAAAATAAAAACAGTTTTATAAAAAATATACAATCTGAATCTGCAATAACTATAAGAAATAGAGCTAGACTTATACAGCTACCACCAAATGAATTAGAGTATATTAAAAACTTAGTACAATCAGGGGCAACTACTTACACTCCTAATAATGAATCTCTCC